CTCCACAATCGGCTCGTTCCAGTCGAGGAACTGCTGCTTGTTGATGTTGGTGTTCGAGGAGGCGAAAAACCGCTTTTTCGTGTTCATCATGGAGCTTTCCAGGATGTTGGCGGAGAGCTTGTCGATGTAGAGCTGCGGGTCACGGCAGATGGCGACGTAGCCGAAGCCCACAGGCGTGCCTTTCTCCGGGAAAAGCACGTCCAGCACGACCGGGTAGAGGCCGTGGTCGTAGAAGCCCCGGTCCTGGTAAACCGGGTCGTTCTCGCTGGCATACAGCAGCTCCTCGCCCACGAACTTGGCGTAGTGGAGGAGCGTCTGGCCGGAGGCGGAGCGGGTCTTGTAGTACCAGTCCACGACGACGCTCTTGTTGCTCACGTCGATGGTGTCATCGTAGATGTACTGCTTCACGTCCACGGTGTTGCCTTTCAGCTTCCCCTTATGCTCCGGGTACTGCATCTCCAGCAGGTCCTCGTCCACCAGCTCCACGATGAACAGGTTGCGGGACTTCTGGATGTCCGTCACGCCCGGCTCCCAAAAGAGCTTGAGGAGGTCGATCTGGCGGATGTCGATGTCGCCGAGGCCGTTCTCCTTCTCGACGTTCCAAAAGACGCCGTAGGCCGCCGTGCCGTGTTTCAGCTTCTCCCACCAGTTGTCGGAGTAGGTCTGCTCGTAGTCGTTGTACGACAGAATGACAGGCAGGATGCTGGACAGCGTTTTGGCGCTTGCCTCGTCGCTTCTCTCGCGGGGCAGCACCACCGGCTCCGGGTAGTTGTCCATCGCGTCGGCGTGCTTGTTGAGGATGCTGTTGAACAGCCAGGCGCTCGTCGGCTCCGGGGACGGCGGGGCGTTCTCGCCTCCGACCTCGCCCTTGCGCTTGGTGCCGTGCCGGATTGCCTCCCAATGGCGCAGCTCCCACCAAAGCTCGTCCTGCACGATGCGGTTTTCCAAGTTGGCCTTGCCCGCCTTGTAGTCGGTGAGGATGGACGCGGCCTTGGCGATGTCCTCCTGCCCGATGCGCGGCGCTCCGCTGCGACGGGTCAGCAGCATGGCCTCCACCTCTGGCGGGACCTGCCCGTTCTCCTGCACGCCGGGGACGCCATCCACCCGCTGCCGGGTGGCGGGGAAGGGCAGGACCTTCTCCTTGCCTTTGTCGAATAATGCCATTGTCAATACCTCCTGTAGTAGTCGTAACGGTCGTATGCAGGCTGGTCCTTTGCGAGGTCCAGCGGGTCGTACTTCGGCTCCTGCGCGATCTGGCGCGGTCGCGGGGAGATGGGATTTTTCATGCAGACGTAGCGCAGCTCGTCGTAGGCGTGGTCCTCGCCCGCTGTGTCCACGTCCTCCACGTCGGTCTCGTCGTAGACCAGGTTTGGCACCGTGCGGATGAAGTGCTTGCAGCTGTCGAACACATAGAGCAGCGGCACGCCCTCGCCGTCAAAGGCGAGACGGTGGTGGACCTGCATCTTGCCGTCGATGCGGGCGTGGTCGCCGCGCTCGAAATAGACGCGCTCGCGCTCCATGAGCGCCCCGATGCTCTCCGTGCCGTCGCTCTGCCAAATGGCCGGGTCCCCGACGCGGAACACCTGCTTGCCCTTGAGGTTGGGGTCCTCCGCCTCTATGCGCTTGATCTCCCGCGCTACCTCGCTCGGCTCCCACTTGACGCCGACGTTGGGGGTGCCGGTACACCCGTAAAGCTCCCGGATGCGGTACAGGCGGCGCTCGTGATCTACCGCGTACCAGCCGACGGAGAAGGGCCTCGCATAGCCCCAGTCCAGCCCGCACCATATCCGCCAGCTCTCCGGGACGATGAAGGGCGAAATGACGTGGGTGCCGCGCCGGTCCTTGTAATGGGCCGGGTCGTTGCGCCATTCCGTGAATACCTGCCCGGAAAAGGTGTTCCAGTCGCCGTACAGCAGCGCGTTTCGCTCCGCCTCCGGCATGGACGCCAGCCGGGTGATGTAGGTCGGGTCGTTCAGCAGCAGGGCCTGGTTGTCGAACACCGAGGACGGGACGAAGATGCGGCTTTTCCGCCGGGTCTCCGTGTGGCCGTCCGGGAAAACGATGTCCACGTCGCTCCAGATCGTCGTCATGGGCCGCATGGCCGTGATGAAACGCTCCTTGACCCAGCCGTGGCCGACGCCGCCGGGGTTGGCGGTGGCCCGGATATAGACGCGGGTGCCGGGGCCGTTGGGGCGGTTGCGGCTGAATAGGTAGTTATACTCGTCCCAAGTAAAATGCGTCAGCTCGTCAAAGGCGATGAAGTCATACGCCTGGCCCTGGTACTGGAACTTGTCCTTGCTGTGCTGCATGGACCCGAAAACGATCTTTGCCCCGGACGGAAAGGTCCAGGTGTGCGTCGTACCGTTGAACTTGGCACCGGGGAACGCCCGGCGGTAGTAGTTGTGGGTCTTGTCGATCAGCTCCGCGAGCTGCGGGAAGGTCTTGCGGATAATCAGCGCCTTGTAGTGGGGGATGCTGACCTGCCGCAGCGCCTCAATCACCAGCGCGTCGGACTTCCCGCCGCCCGCCGCCCCGCCGTACAGGGCCTCGTCCTCGAAGCGGGACATGAAGATGGCCTGCTTCGGCTGCGGGGTCCACACCACATTTCTGCTCATGCCTGTGCCTCCTCCGGCTGCGGCATGACAGCGGCAAGCTCGATCACGCCGCTGGTCTCGCCGGGCGCGTCGCCGCCGCTGCTGCTGTCGTCCGGTCTGTACTGCCAACGGTCGCGCCTGCGATTGGCGAGCCAAAACATCGCGCTCGTCGGCTCCGGCGGCACCATTTTTGTGGTCGTGGTCGTTACCTTGATGATCTGGCCGGTTTTGGGATTGAAGCGTTCCTCCGTCTTGACTTCCTCGTACTCGAAGCCGCAGGCCCGCTTGAACAGCGCGGCCTCCACCTCGTCGTCGGCCACCACGCACGCCTGCCTGTAACAAGCCGACAGGGCCGAGTATGCCTCGTCCCCATTCTCCGCCTTGGACAGGTAGAGCTTGAAGCTGGAGTATGCGATGCCCAGCTTTTGAGCGATCTCTTTTCCGGTAGCCCCTTGCTTGGCCCATTCCGAGATTTTATCCAGGAAGGGCAGCACATGGGTCTCGTATTTACTTCTCGACACAGCGCAGCCCTACCTCTCTCCGTGTGTTGTATTATTCAGCATAGCAAAGCACCTCACAAATTGCGCCAGGAAACAGGGAGAATATTTTTCAGCTATACCTCCCTCATACACCGGAGGTGGAGGCTACCCTCACCCACATAACCCCCTATATCCCCCTTCTCGCCCTCTCCCTTCATTGGGTCCGCCGGAGGGCAAGGGGAAAGGGAGGCCCGGATTTTGCCCAGGTCTCCCGCTATGCGTTTCGTTATGCTTTTGCTTTGCTTTTGGTGGGATTTTGCAATTCGTATGTAGCGCCGTAGCGCCTCCGGCCACAGACCATGCAGGTGACTTTCATGTTTACCCCCTGCTTGACGGTCCGCAGCTTCAACCCCTGCGTCTTTTCGATCTCGACCGCGCAGGGGCGGCAAAGGTCCATCATGTCAATTCCTCCAAACTGATCTGCCCGGCCAGAGGTTGCTCCGGCTCTTTGGTTGGGCTGCTGTTGTGGCGCACCAAGTTGATGATGCTGTTCCCGTGGTACTCCCGGTTGAGTTGCCCGCAGGCGGTGTACCGACGCGCCCAATCGGACGCCTCGCTGTGCGTCATGCCGTAGACGTAGCACTTCCGCAGGCTGCGCCCGCGATAGCAGCCGCTCACGAAGTTGGAACACTCCCCGCAGGTGTGGCCCTCGATCTTCCCGAAAACGTGGTACATCAATTCGATTTTTCGCAGGCTGCTCACAGCTCGTCCTCCAGCAATCCGCTGGGCCTGCCGTATTCCTCGTCGAACTCCCGGAGCTTTCCCCGTGTCCGTTTGTCGATGATGCCGAGCAGGCTCTCGTACATTTGGCGGTAGATGTTGCGCTCCGCCTCGGCCCGCGCAAGGGCCAAGGCAGCCTCCTTGTCCTGCTCCTTCCACTCGTCCCGGACCTCCTGCCGGACGGCGTTCTGGAGGCTTGCAAGGTCATAATCCGCGATGCCCAGCCCGGCGAGGATGGCGACGTCGATCTCCCGCTGCTCCTGTCGGGTGACGCGGCCCAGGAACTCTCCCAGCCGCGTGCGGTCCACGGTATATATCTGCTCGCACATCACGACGCTGGGCCGGGGCGTGGTATGGACCCGGACGTGTTCCGGCGCATCCCATGAGCAGGAGGAGGAGCAGAAGGCCGCCACCACGGTGCCGTAGCTCTTGTTGATCTCGTTGCAGCTCACGATCACGCCGGGCCGGTCCTTCTTGGTCTCGTGGCCGGTGTGGTACGGGACGCTAATGTAGAAGATGTCCCCGCGCCGTACCCGGCGCTGGATTTCGTCCCGCATGGCTCACACCTCCGTGATGGTATAGCCCTTTTCGAGCATCATCTTCCGCTTGATCTTGTATTTCTCCGTCCGGGTGCCTTTGCTCTTTACGTCCTCGATCACCGGCACCCACCCGCCGACGGCGGTGTGGCCGCCGTTCTCCTCCAACACCACGCACGGCAAGTTTGGGTCGTATCGGTCGTAGGAGAAGTCCGCCGTGTAGATGATGGCCCGGACGCGCTCCCCGGTCGGGGTGAGGTAGCTCTCCTGGAGCGTGAATTGCGGCTGCAATTTAAGGCCCCGGATTTCCCCGGCCCGGAGGAGGAGCAGCAGCTCGTCGTAGCGTCGCGCCTCCTTCTGGCTCTGGAACTTGATCTTTTTGCCGTCGTCGGCATTACGTTCCGCCGGGACGTTGTGGTACTTGGTCTTGACCTCGCGGGCGGCCTCCGCCTCCCGGCGGGCCTGCTCGCCCAGCTTGTCCATGATCTGCTTCCGGGCCGCCGGACCGAGACGGGATATGTCCGCCGCTGTCAGCCCCATGCTGATTGCCTCCTTCCGTTTCTTGCAGCGCCGCGCCGGGCCGCTGCCCGCGCCGTGGTGGAACATCAACGGCAGCAGGAGCTTTCCGCTGATGCCGCAGTAGATGGAGTAGCCGACGGGCCGGACGTACTCGCATTGGTCGCAGGTGTCGATCTCCTCCCGCAGCAGCGCCCTCTCCTCCGCCAGCTCCAGCGGCGTTTTATCCAGCATCGGCAGGGGCCTCCTCCTTCGCCGCCTCCGCCTCCTTGGGGAACACTCCCACGACATACTTGTCCCGAAGCGGGTCATAATTTGCCGCGACGGTGTACTTGCCCAGGACGTCCGCCACGGAGAATTTGTCGATAGTCAGCCGCCAGCCCAGCACCTCGCCGGTCTCCTCGTCCGTGACCTTCTTGCCGTAGGTGATGGCGATCTGGGCCAGCAGGCCGTCGGCGGTCCGGCGCAGCTCGTCGATGCCGCCGTCTGCAACCTGGAGAGTTTCCCTTGCTTTCTTCAATTCGGCCTCCATGTCGGCAACCTTCTTGCGGTAGCGGCCAAGCTGGCGCTCCTGCGAAAGGTAGGCGCTTTTCAGTCTGTTTACTTCCTCGTTTTTCACGATCTAACCTCCTTGTCGTATTGCCTCACCAGGTAGACGGCGAGGCTGCATTTCTGCCAATTCTCGACGCTGGCGCAGTAGGCGTTGGTGTAGTCGTCGTAGGTCTTGGGCCACAGGGACACCACGCCGCCCTCGCAATGGACCTTTTGCTTTTCGTCCCACTTGAAGAACGGGCAGGCCCATGTCTTGCTCGAATACCCGGAACTCACCGAATCGCCTCCTCCGCGTCGTCACTCTGTCAGCGCCGGGAGGGTGACGCCTCCCGGCAGCCCCACGGGATTGGTCCGCAGCAGGCCCTCGTAGGTCCGCCGGAAGCCGCCCAGGTTGTAGAACGACTTATCCGGCGGGGCGAAAGCGTCCAGCCCGCCCATCTCCGCGATCACCCGCTGCGTCCGCTTCGGCAGCCGGACCAAAACCTGCTCGGCTGTCTGCCCGGACATGGCGGCGAGGTTAAGGGCGTTCCGCGCCTCGCGGAAAGCGCCCATGATCTCGCCCTCGGTCTCCGTGCGCACGGTCGTGACGGCCTCGCGCAGTTCCGCGATGGTCGGCGGGAATTTGCAGGTCTGGCAGAGCTTCACGATGGCCTCCTGCCCGGTCCGAGCGTCCACGTCCTTGAGGCAGACGGCCCAAAGGGTGATTGTCGGGGCCAGCTTCTCCATGAGGGCCTGCTGCGTCGGGGCCTTGAAAGTCTCGGCGTTGGGGTAGGCCAGCATGAGAATGGCGAACAGCTCCGTAACCTCGGCCCTGTTCATCGCCTTCCGCCCTCCCCGGCAAACGCCTGGTGCAGCGCACCCAGCGCGTCCATCTTCTCCGCCGTCGTCATGCCGCCGCGCTCCGGCTGCCGACCGGCGGGCCGGTATGCGTCGTCCTTGAGGGCAAAGACGCCGGACCAGCAATGGTCCTCGCTTTGGTGCAGTATGGCGATCTGCTCCTCCCGGTTGTCGGACAGCTTCCCCAGCTCCGTGAGCAGGCGCTTCTTGGCCTGGTCCGTCATGGGCTTTTTGATCTTGTTCCGCATCTTCTCGAAGTCACGAAGGGCGGAAAGCAGCTCGGCGTCGTCGGATGCAAACTCGGAAAAAACATCGGCTTTCTTTTTTTCGCTTTTTTCTTTATTTGCATCTATGCAAATATTTTTCTTTTCTTTTCTTTCCTTTTCTTTAGAAAGCATTTGCTCTGCATTTGCAGTCGCAGCAGGGGCGGGGACGGGGGCGGAGGGG